TAGAGCAATCTGCCTCTGGCGGACTGATTGCTTCACTCCGCCGTGATATTCAACTGTAGAGGCCTCTCCGTAAGCTTTTTTTAAAGATTTGACTATGCTTTTTATGTCCTCAACGTAGTTTGCCCAAATTATGACCTTGCCCTCTGTTTCTTCTAACAAGGACATCAATTCATCCAGTCTGTTGTTTTTTAAATGCACAATCGACCCATCATCGGCTTTCAAATGTCCACAAGTTATCTGATGCAGCCGAAGAAGTTGTGTCAGCACATTCATACTTGAACAAACTTTATCATTCAATTCAGCGAGTGCGATCGTGCGCATTGTATCGTAGGCTCGTTTCTGTTCCTTGGTCAACTCAATCGTTCTTCGCTCGTACACTTTGTCTGGTAAGTCCAAACAATCTTCTTTTAATATACGATAAGAAAACTGACCCACGATGTCAGATAGTTCTGCAAGATTACGATAACTGTTGTGAGGACGCACGATGCTGACTGACCGGCCAGATACATTGATTGTTTGCATATTAGCATATCGTGCTCTGAATGTGTAATAAGACCCGTGACCTAACAACTCTGGATCTAAAAACTCGCACTGTGAATACAAGTCGAGAGGACTTTTAGTAACAGGACTACCAGTCATAATGCGTTTGTAGTATGCATAACGACTGACAGCAATAATACTCTTTGTTCGTTTAGCAGTTGGCGTTTTTATTGTGGTACTTTCATCAATAGCCATCAGAGCTCGATACGCCATTAAAAATTTTTCAGCCTGCTCCAGACCTGGTGTTGAAGAAAACGCCTCTACGTTCATAACAAAGAGCGTCAAAGACGGATCTCGTGTTTCTTCATACAACTGAGACAACAATTCTTTGTCTTCTTTGGTTCTTGAAGAGGGTGCCACCCACTGAAATGTGCGACATTGAATATGATCTGGAAGATGCGTTGGTATCTCCTGATCAATCCAGTTTTTGTATACACCTTTTGGCGCTACAATTAATGCACCATTTATTTTGCCTTTGTCATACAACATAGCGATATTATCGAGCAAGATTTTAGACTTACCTGTTCCCATTTCGCAGAACAAAGCATAGTTCTTTTTATCGTGGCTCGCTTTTAACGCGTCCAATTGATGACCATACGGCTTAGTTTTAAACCGATAATCCATAGTTTTTAAGTGCCATCCCACCACCCGTTTATTTCTGTATTTATTTCTTGAAAAGAAATATAATGATGTTTATATTGAATGTCAAGAAAGTGTTATGACAGTATATTGTATACAAGAGCCGCCTGGAACAGGTGAAGGTAATCCTAGGTATAACGTGATGAAAGCGTTAAACTACGGTGAAATAAAATTCTTGTTTACAGAACGTGCTCAATTAGTATACAGTGCTGGTTCAGTAATACATAAACTAAGAAAGAAACTAGATAAGTATAACGATGAAGATTTTTTACTTCTTGTTGGTGACCCTGCAATTATCGCTGTTGCTGCTGTTGTGGCATCAGAGGCTAATAATGGAAAGTTTAAGTTACTTAAATGGGATCGCATAGCGTCGAAGTATTATCCGATATCGGTAGACTTATATAATAAAGAGGAGAAATAAATGAATGAAATAAATGATATAGATTTCGAAAGAGATCTAGAACAAGATCAATTAGGGAAGGTAGATGATTCAGAACTTCATGGTATCGCCGATGTGTGTCAAAGGTTGGTCGATCTTGAAGATGAAGCAGCTACCCTCGAAGAACAACTTAAGCACAAAAAAGAGGAGATGTTAAGTATTCGCCAAGAAAAAATACCTGAACTTATGCGCGAAAAAAACTTGACACAGCTAAAACTCAACGATGGTAGTTCCATTGAAGTTAAGAATTTTTATAGCATCAGCATACCAAAAGATTTGGAGAAACGGGCTGAAGCATATGAATGGCTTCGTGGTCATGAGCTAGGCGATATAATTAAAAATGAGATATCGGCTAGATTCGGTCGCAACGAAGACGGGAAGGCATTGGAGTTTTCCAAGTTAGCCACCGCCAATGGTTATGAGGTTCAACAAGATTTAAAAGTTGAACCCATGACCCTTAAAGCAACTCTTCGGGAGCTGCACGAAAAAGGTGCAGATCTACCGCCTGAAGAAATTTTTAAAACGTTTGTGGGTAGACAAGCGAAAATTACAAGGAAAAAACAATGAACAAAGTACAAAAAGCAACGGACAAAGGACAATTAGCAACAGTTGATGCAAGTGTCTTTCAAATGGAAAAAGTAAGTGGTTTTGAGGAGGTATCTGGTATGGGCGATTTAGCTTTACCCTTTTTAAGGGTGCTCAGTCAGTTATCTGCACAATGCAACAAAACCAGTAATGGTTATGTTGAGGGATCAGAACCTGGCATGATTTATAATACTGTGTCCAAACAATTGTTTGACGGAGAGCAAGGTGTGGATGTCATTCCGTGCTACTACAAAAAAGAGTACGTAGAGTGGGATGCTTCGCAACAAGGTAAACTTGTAGCAGTTCATCCAACAGACTTTGATCTGTCTCAAACAGAACGTGACGCTAACTACATTCTTAGAATGAAAGATAGTGGTAACGTTATCAAAGAGACAGTTCAGTATTATGTGATTGCACTAGGTGGTGACGGGCCAAGTCAAGCTGTTATCAGCATGGCTGGCACACAACTTAAAGCATCTAAAAATTGGTTGTCAATGATGATGGGTATTAGAATGCAAGGTAAAAACGGAGCGTTCAACCCACCAATGTATAGTCACATCTATACTTTGACAACGATTCCACAATCAAATGCTAAAGGCACTTGGTTTGGTTGGAGCGTTTCTAAAAAAGAAACAATCAAAGATGCATCCACTTATGAGGAGGCTAGAAAGTTTGCTGAAGCAGCAAGCCAAATAAAAGTCACTCACGAAGAGGAAGTGCAGACATCGACTGCAAAATCTTACTAAAGAATAGGGCGACTTCGGTCGCCCTTTTCATATAGGGACACTGTGAAAGATAAATTTAAAGAAATATTCAAAGGTTTAAATGTGGCATACGGTAAGTTTGTACCAGAGGGTAAGAATGAGGTAGGTAAAGTCAAAGGCGAGGCCAACACAATCAGATGCCCTGGAGGCATACCCGAAGAGTTATGGGGAGAACATTTAAACGGCACCAAAAGTTTAGGTATTATTCCAATTGATGAAAACAATCAATGTCGTTGGGGTTGCATAGACATCGATAATTACAACGGTTTTAATCATTTAGAATTAATTACAAAGATTAGAAAGCATGGGTTACCGCTAATTGTATGTAAATCAAAGAGTGGCGGAGCACATGTTTTTATGTTCTTCACTGTCCCTGTGAAAGCCAGCTCCGTGCAATCTAGATTGAAAGATTTTGCATCTTTCTTAGGTTGCGCGGGGTCTGAGATTTTTCCAAAACAAGTTTCACTATTGATAGACAAAGGGCAAGTGGGTAACTTTTTAAACTTACCGTACTTTGGTGGGGATGAAAGTGAGCGTCATGCTTTAGACGATCAAGGACAACCATGTAGTTTAGAACAATTCTATACTTTGTACGATGTGTATGCACAACTTGATGCATCAAAAGATTTTTTAAAGATAAATGATTTTTTTGAAGAGGGGCCACCGTGTTTAAACATATTGCATCAAAACGGTATACCAGAGGGCGGACGGAATGAGACACTAACAAACATAGCTGTGTATTTTAAAAAGTCTGGCAAGACAGAGTTTTTAGTGGATTTGCTAACAGCAAACAAAGAGATGTGTGTGCCTCCTTTGTCAGAAGAGGATGTACAAAAGATAGCACAGTCTGTGGGTAAAAAAGAATACGATTATGCTTGTAACAAAGAGCCGTTAAAATCTAACTGCAACAGCAAACAATGTGCCAGAAGAAAATTTGGTAAGGGCATTGCAGATTTAGAAATCGCTCCTACAGGTCTAGAAATGTATGGCTCAGATCCACCTTTGTGGTTTCTATCTCTTGATGGAAAACAAAACCCATTAGAGTTGGAAACTGAAGACCTACAATTACAAAATCGTTTTCAGAAAAAATGTATGGAACAGTTAAAGTACATGCCAAAAAAATTACCGACACCTCGTTGGGAAGAAAAGATTGCAGCTTTAGTCAGTTCTTCAACATACACCTCTGCTCCAGGCAACAAAGAAATGTTTATAGAGTATCTAAAAGATTGGTGCACCAACAAAGCTGCGGCTCAGATTAAAGAAGAGATTGTTCACGGTAAGCCTTGGTTAAATAGAGAAGCCAACAAAGATCGCAAACATCATTTTTTATTAAAAGATTTAGAGGACTATTTGCAGAAGAAAAAATTTACAGCCTACAATAGAACAAAATTAACAAGGATTCTTCGCAACGAATTAGACGGAGAGAAAGAAAGTTTGAGAGTGCAAAAACAAGACGGACAAGAGGCAGTAATCAAAGTGTGGACAATACCTGAGTTTGAGGACGACATGGTAGGCATACAAAGTAATATACCAGACATGAAAGATAAGAAATCATACGAATGACGGCAGTTATAAAAAAATTATTAGGGCCACCAGGCACAGGCAAAACAACCACTTTACTTAAGTTTGTAGAGGCAGAGATGGAGACGGCAGCCATCGATAAGATAGGTTATTTTTCTTTTACGAGAAAAGCTGCAAACGAAGCTCGAGATCGAGCGATGATAAAATTTAAATTAGATAAAAAAGATTTTAAGTGGTTCTCTACACTGCATTCTTGTGGATATCACTCCATAAATCTTGAAGGCAGATCAGTAATGAAGTCGCCACAGTACAAAACATTTGCAGATAAGGTAGGACTTAGATCGAAGATGTTTGTAGACGCAGACACAGGACTGTCCGACAATCCATATTTAAACGAACATCATCTAGCCAGAGCTCGAGGTATATCGTTAGAAGAGCATTATAAAAAATATGTGGACTCTTCACAAGTTGAATGGAAGTATCTGGAGTATGTTTCTTCAGCATATGAAGAATACAAACAAGTTAATAACTATTTAGACTACACGGACATGTTGTACGAGGCTGTGAATGAAAACTTACTGCCTGTGCTGGATGTCGTTTTTGTGGATGAGGCACAAGACTTAACACCTTTGCAGTGGGCGATGGTCGAGCACTTCGCAGCAACAGCAAAAAGATTGTATCTGGCAGGCGATGATGACCAAGCAATTTACAGATGGCTAGGAGCAGATGTTGAAAGATTTATTGATTATCCAGGCGAAGAAATAGTTTTGCCTAAATCCTACCGACTAAAAAGAAAAGTTCAAGATTTTGCACAAGACATTATTAAAGTTACAAAAAACAGAATCGAAAAAGAATGGGAGCCGGTCGAAGAAGAAGGCGCAGTTTTATTTCATCACAAATTAGAGAGCGTAGATTTTAGTAAAGACAACTGGTTGATACTTGCAAGAGATCGCTACATTCTAAATGACATTGAAGACGAGTGTCGTAGTCGTGGATTATGGTACGAAAAGATAGAGCGTAAAGATGCGGTTAAACCAATACCGCAAAGAATGTTTGATGCTATTGTTGGTTGGAAAGCATTGTCCGACGGGGAGGCCATTGACAAAAAAACTTTGAAAAAAATATTTCACTATAAACGAAAGCCAGAAGATTTTGACGACAAACTAAAGACACTGTCCGACGGACAATTGTATGACATGCAGTCCCTAATTGTTGTGTTTGGTCCATTCAGCGTGGGCGAGTGGCAATATGCTTTGAATAAAATTAATATACATGATCGTGCTTATTTACTACGCATGGAAAAAAACGAAGAGAACATATCGAAAACACCTCGCATTAGATTGTCCACAATACATGGTGCAAAAGGTGGAGAATGTGATAAAGTGCTTCTTGCTACCGATATGAATTTAAAGACATATTACGCATACAAAGCAGATTCTGATGACGAGCAACGAGTCTTTTATGTTGGAGCAACACGAGCAAAAGAAGAACTGCACATCTTACTCCCTCAAACAAATATGTACTTTAAACTTGCACTATGACAGACTTTGTAAATCAGCCTCCTCATTACAAGACAGGCGACATTGAATGTATTGATGCTATTAAAGCGTGCTTAGGGCAAGGGTTTAAATTTTATCTACAAGGAAACGCGATGAAATATTTGTGGCGTTACGAACACAAAGGTCATGCACAACAAGATTTAGAGAAAGCGATGTGGTACATAAACAAATTAAAAGAAAACATCGGTGATTGAAAACATAAAAATGATTGAAATAGAAGAAACTAGAGCTCAAATTGCGTGTATGCTCAATGAATTATGGCACAGTAGACTTCCCAAAATACATTGGTCTAATGTTGTAAGACCAGGTAGATATGTTTGCTATGTCATAAAATATAAACAAGCCATAGTGGGCGTGGGCATTTGGTCAAGAGCGGTTGCGGGCAATCGATTTAAAAATGAACATGAAATTTTAGAATTACGACGACTTGCATTATCTGATGTTTGCCCTAAAAACACAGCCACTTTTGTCATCGCAAAAATGACTAAAAAAATAAAAGAAAAATTTCCTCAAATAAAAAGACTTATATCTTATCAAGACACGGCTGTGCACAACGGCACTATATATAAAGCTAGTAATTGGACTAAAGCTGTTGATGTTCCTTTTATTGACTGGGACAATAAATGGAGAAAGAGAAAAAATAAATTACAGTCCAATTCAAAAAAAATTAGATGGGAATATTTAATATGAATAATTTTATTTATACTCCGCCAACAGAGTGGTCAGCAGAAGAATATTTTCCTGACTTGTCTAACGAAAAATTAATTGCAATCGACTTAGAAACATGCGATGTCAATCTTACAACGCACGGTTCTGGTTGGGCGACGGGCAACGGGTACATTACCGGCATTGCTGTGGCCACTGCCGACTGGCAGGGTTATTATCCGATAGCTCACAATGGCGGTAATCTAAACAAGAAAAAAGTTTTAGACTGGTTTAAGAAAGTTGCTGCACTAGATTGTGATAAAGTTTTTCATAATGCGTCATACGATTTAGGTTGGCTCCATCACACAGGCATAAAAGTTAACGGTAAGATTCATGACACAATGATATCGAGTGCTTTGATTGACGAGAACAGATACTCGTACACACTTAACGCTCTTGCAAAAGATTGGATGGGTCAAACTAAAAATGAAGACTTGTTAATCAGAGCTGCCAAAGAATTTGGTGTTGATCCAAAAAAAGAAATGTACAAACTGCCTGCTATGCATGTCGGAGAGTATGCAGAATACGATGCACGACTAACTTATGATTTGTTTTTACGAAACGAAAAAGAGGTTGTAGAACAAGAACTTACAGAGATTTATGATTTAGAAACTCGACTGCAACCTTGCTTGATCGACATGAGAGCACACGGTGTGCGTGTAGATCTAGATCAAGCTGACAAAGCTCGTAAACAATTAACCAAACAAGAAAAACAAATTATGCACGACATCAAAAAGATTTGTGGCTTGGACGTAGAGATATGGGCAGCTGCATCAATTGCAAAAGCATTTGACAAACTAGGCATTGAATATCCTCGAACACCAAAAAGTGGCGCACCAAGTTTTACAAAAAATTTTTTAAGCAAGCACAAACACGACATTGCACAAAAGATTGTGGAGGCTAGAGAGATTAACAAAGCCAATACGACATTCATTGAAACTATTTTACGACATCAGCACGAAGGTCGCATACACTCTGAGATACATCAAATGCGCAGTGATGATGGGGGGACGGTCACTGGTCGTTTCAGTTATAGTAATCCTAACTTGCAACAGATACCATCGCGTAACAAAGAGATTAAAAAACTTATTCGTAGTTTATTTATACCAGAAGAGGGCAAGAAGTGGGGCACCTTTGATTACTCACAGCAAGAGCCACGAATGGTTGTGCATTATGCTTTCAACGATAACCTGGACGTGTTTAAAATTATTAGTGGATACCGTGAGGGCGACGCAGACTTTCATCAGATGGTGGCTGACATTGCTCAGATCCCGCGAGATCAAGCTAAGACAATTAATCTTGGTTTATTTTATGGCATGGGCAAAGGCAAATTGATGAACGAGCTCGGTATCGAGGCATCAGAGGCTGAAGAAATTATCTCAACGTACCAATCAAAAGTTCCTTTTGTAAAACAACTAACTTACAACGTAATGGACACCGCTGCCAATCTTGGCGAGATTAGAACCATTCTAAGGAGGAAATGTCGCTTTCCGTTTTTTGAACCTGCTAAGTTTGGTAAGAAGGGTTTTTATAAAACAGAAGATGAAGCGATAGAGGCAGAGGGAAAATACAACTACAAAAGAGCCAACACTTACAAAGCGTTAAACAAACTTATACAAGGATCTGCTGCCGACCAGACAAAGAAAGCAATGGTGGACTTGTATGAGCAAGATGGTATCATACCTCACATACAGGTACACGACGAACTAAACATATCTGTCGAAAACGAAGAAGAGGCGTTGAAGATAAAACATAAAATGGAAAACTGTGTTGAACTAAATTTACCAAGTGTAGTCGATCACGCCCTAGCTGATAACTGGGGCGATGCAAAGTGACGGACATCATCAATGTATGTGTGTGTCCTGGTTGTTCACGCCTTACCACAATGAAAAAGATTGTGGGTGATAAATATTTCTGCAGGTCGTGCAAGAAACAATTCAAGCAATATCGAAATGGTAAACTGATCTACATACCTTTACCAGTAGCCGATGCCATTGAACGAGCAAAAGATCAACTGTTGTTTGAGTTTGAAAGTGACGAGGTTTCTGGTGAGATTATCTTTGAGCCAGAGTTTGATGAAGATTAGTTTTCAAAGTCTAAGGCGTCTAACACTTCGCCAATAATGGTAGCTGGTCTACGGTCAGAGTGATATGTTGCGCAAGATCGTAGCTCTTCCAAAGGCACTCCGTGTTGCAATGCAACCGATATAATTCTGCCCATTTCAGTCAGTGTGTCGTGTCTTTCGGTACCTACTTTACCCCCACCATTGATCCAAACCTCCTTGACTTTGCCTCCATCAAACGAAGTTGTCAGCCTGTAAGTTGTGCCATTTGCGTCTTGAATATTGAAGGCAAATGCAGGTCTTCTGTCGTCGAGTTCTTGTCTCATACTTTAAATACTACCAATATATGGTTGACAGTCAATAGTAATTTACTATATAATCTAGGAGATTATAATAAAATATGGAGGAATCTGTATGGACGATAATTTTTTACCAAACTTTTTGTTTGGTAGTGACTTTGACAATGTAAGGTTGCACGAAGAAAATAAATTGTTGAAACAACAAATTGAACAGTTGCAAAATCAACTGAAGAGCCTTACTGTTACGTTCGAACAGGAAACTGGTCGAGAAGTCAGCATTTAAATTTAATAAAGAAAGAGGTTAGGATGCCAGACATCAATAAATATTCTTCTGTCTCAATATCAAAGGAGGCGTATAAAGAATTGAACTTAGTTAAAAAACATATGTCTGATGAACTCGGAGTTACGTTTTCGTTGGCAAAACTTATTGAACATTTAGCAAAAGAGAAAGTAAAGAATCTAAAGTTGAATGGACATTCAAACAACTAAATCTGGCCCGCCGTCTTTGATTACAGAGAGGTACGCGTATGGCGAAATACGAAGAAAAACGGTCGACGGGCGCCGTCACTACGAAGGTGAAGGAAGGTTTCTTCCATCTGTTACAACTATTATCAGTCATACAAAAACAGAAAAAGCGCAAGAAGGTTTACAAAAGTGGCGCGCTAGAGTTGGCGAAGAGGCGGCAGAGGAGATTAAGAAACAAGCAGCGTCAGTAGGAACAGCTATGCACAAGTTTCTTGAATGCCACATCAAAGGCGTTGGTTACGACGATATCACAAACGTAGGCATAATTGGCAAACGGATGGCAAAAGTCATCATCGAAAAAGGTTTACATGTGATGGATGAATACTGGGGCTGTGAGGTTCCTGTATACTATCCGACATTTTACGGTGGCACAGCAGACTGCACAGGTGTGTGGGCAGACAAACCAGCCGTTTTAGATTTTAAACAGACAAACAAACCCAAAAAAGAAGAGTGGATAGAAGATTATTTTGTGCAGCTCGCAGCGTATGCTATGGCACACGATGCGTTGTATAAAACTAATATTGAGGCAGGTGTTGTCTTGATGGCCTCGAGAGGATTAACTTTGCAGACATTCACGTTGACTGGAGATCGGTTAGATGATTATAAATATAAATGGTTAAAAAGATGTGAGAGGTACTACAATGAATAGAGAATTAGAACAGAGAAAAGAAATACCATCAGTTAAAGGAACAAGTATTCCAAGGTGGAATGCGAAAGAAATGATGCAGGTTTTACAAAATTTTTGTAAAGATGAGTCCGCATCTAGTGCAAAAATAGTCGTGGCTCTGCCTCGTGGTCGGTCTCACGATCAAAACAATTTTCACATTGCAGAAATTAAATTAATGGATAATCCAATTATTGGTGCCAAAGATAAGAAACAACTGGTAATGTTTTTAGTATGACCTGGAGGATGTTTATAGAGGTGACAGCGATTGTATTGCTTGCAACGATTGTTATACAGAACACAAATTTTTTGAACGCAGACTGGTGCGCGCCAGAGATTGATATCTTGCGCAAGCAGATATCTGAGATACACACGGAGCTCGTTCCGTGAAGAGAAGCAAATTTTTTAGTAGTGAGCATATTACTAAAAAGAGAGTGAAGAGGCCAGGCAGGCATGCAAAAAGGCCAAACAAAAAGTTTAACAAAAAGAAAAGTCGAGGACAAGGAAGAAAAAAATAGAAAGGACAAAAAGAAAGATGGAAAAACGAACAAAAGTAAGTCAAAAACACCAACAAATTTTACAAAGGCTCATAAGACTGCCCGTTGGATTAAAGAAAATTAAAAATGAAAAGACGCGTGAAAGCGGTTTTAAGTTCATGAGAGAGAATGTGCGCTCTCCATGGAAGCAGTTTGAAATGATAGCGCCGAAGAGAAATGATCGCAACAGAGACCCAAATCGTCTTAGCTCAGAAATACAAAAGGCAACGGAAACTGCAATGACAGTGTCTGATATATATCACGAACCGTACGCTGATGGTTTTCTTTGGCAAAACGGAGCGTTTGACGAAGATAATTTACTTGCGTACGCTTTAAAATACAAAACCAGTGTAAACGAAATTAAGAAAGAGTTGATGCCAGAAGTCATGGAGTTTTGCGATACTGTCTATGAGCATTTAAGAGACTTTGCAACAGACGCTCAACTTGCTCAAAAGTATCACATGGAAATGAGCGATGATAGACTATATAGCAACTCTCAATATGAAACATTGATCCAAGATGTGAAGTTTTTCTTACCTCAAGAAAAACTTTTATTAACCGTCACTTATTTAGAAGCAGAGTCATCAAAAGAAGCTACTTATTTTCATTTATTTAATCAAATAAAATTAGACAAAGAAAATAATGAAATTACATATAAAGTCAGAACCGTTATTTATATGTATAAAATGTTTTGTCTAGTCCCGACAGAATATACAAGCACCCACAAAATGGACAAGTGTGATTCTAAACTTCGCGCTCAAGAAATACATACTGGTGATTTTTACATGCCAGGTTGGTTTGGAAAAAATTACGTGGAGCACGATGCGGACGAGGCTGTCCTGAAAAAACACTCAGTGGGCGCTAATTTTTATTTGCATTGTTTATTAATTTCTTTAAAGCATGAACTCATTCCGCAGGCTATTGTAGAAACACCAGGGGTAGAACCAGGTGTAGTTAAAGAAAATTTAACCTTAAAAAAGAACAGTGATTTAAGATTTGAACCCAAATGGAGGTACACTACGATCGTTTTAAGAGACGTTAATCCAGAACGTCAAGAAGGCCCTAAAATAATTGCGGATCCCAACAAGCCAAAAACGCGTAGAGCTTTTCATGCTGTAAATATGCACCCAAGAAAAACTGCTAAAGGTTATACGTGGGTGCGAGCTCACTTTAGAGGAGATAAATCACTAGGTGTAACAGCACATGATTACGATATAAGAGTGAATTAATTGAACAAGGAGGAAACGATAATGGAAAGAATAGCTATAAAAATTAGGAAGATAGAAACGCTTCTTAATCAACCACTTCAGTCCGATACACGACGGATATGGTTAGGGCATCTGCAATCTTTACACGAAATGATGAAAGAAAAAGAGGCAGAACGAGTGCAAGCATTGGCTCGTTTGGGTGGCGCTTGGATAAAGTAAATGTTTCAGGAGACAAAAAAGTGTCAAGAATGTGGCGAAAGCTTTCAAATCTTTCATATTGTTCAGAGGCAGAAGAAATACTGTAGTTACGACTGTGCTACCGTAAAATCTAAGGCAAAGACCAAGGCAAAACGCAAAAAATGACCGAAAACCGCCGATTGTTGGACAACGGGCGACGGGGAGTTCCATATGGTATATTTACAGTATAGACATTTTTCGAATGAGCTTGAGTAAAAGGTTACTACTTACTACATTAGTATAAATATCCTCTATAGGCCTTGTGTAGCCTCAAATTCTTTGTAGAAGGTTCTGTAGAAACTAGCACTTTTAGGTTACTACAAATTATTACTCTTGACCCTGTCTCGAACAGAGCGTTATATGTGTAGATGAAAAGAAAGTTGAAGAATATTGAGACAGTAGAGCCAAATGGCAGACCTACTTCAGTCAAAGTAGGCTACCGAGATATACAGATTAAGTATATAAAACCAGATTTTATCTTAGACGATATGACTGAGAGTTACGGAGAGTATCGACCAAGAGAGGGAGTCATACTGATCCAAGATTCTTTATGCGGACAAGAAAGGTGCAACACCACTTGGCATGAGATTTTACATGCAATAGTCTACATCTTTAGTCTTAACCAAGCAAATGGACCATTGAAAGAGGATGATGCAGAGGAACTTGTGGTAAACACTGTATCTAACGCTATGATGGGGGTGTATCGAGATAATCCTTGGTTACTGGATATGTTGAAAAAACATCTTAATTCGACAGAAACTTAATTTTTTATCTTCTTGTCCTCGACAACTTCACCTTCCACGATCTTCATATCACGCATTAATTCTGCTAATTTCTGATCGAGTTCTTCTTCTGTAAGCTGTTCTAACTTTCCGTGTTTAATAATTTTTTGATCAATGTAGAGGCCTGCTGCTTTACCTCGAGCCACCTCTGCCTGGACAGCAGCGGAGTAAGATCCTTGCTCTAGTGCTTTGTCACGTATGGTCTGTAATTCTTTAAAATGTTTGTGGATACTAACATCATACTTCTTGTAGAACTCTTCACGCAATTCTCTTATGTGGTCAGCAACGAGCGGGTAATATTTAGGATTCTGTAACAAAGACGCTTTTTGCCTGGCAGATCCTTTTGGATACCCAGCGTTGATCGCAGCTTCTGTGGCTGTAATCCGGCCTTCATTGTATACGAGTTCCTTCACGAAAAGAATTTGTCTGTCTGTAAGTCTTTTTTGTAACCCCACGCTTGCGCCTTTCAAAGCTTACGCCTGCGTCTTCCCCACGCTTGCGCCTTTCGATTGTATTCTTTTTCTTCTTGTTGCCAAAATATCACACAGCCGACAAAAATACAAGTATTGGTAATTTACGCTTGACACAACATCTAGTAGCTTTCTGAACATAATTACTAAATATAGTTCATACACTATCTTGTGTCAAGTACTTTCTAGCACACCAAATATAGTGTTGTTTTTATCCACAAATTTTTTTATTTTTTGTATTTACAAATGCTATCGAATACTACAATCTACTATTATTAATTAGAAGAAAGAGAGAGATATGATTAATAAAATTAAAAACACTGACGATATCAAAACTTTCGTCAATTATCTTTTTGATAAAAACATTAATTTTCATTTTGATGATGATTTTGCAGATTATGTAGATGATCTTGGAGCTCAATCATTTACAATTAAAGAGGCAGAAAAATTAAATTCTTTGATGAGCCAGGCAGCGAAGGTAGATAAAAACTTTTTAGAAACCTATGCTGTGTCAGAGTTTGAAAAAAGATTTAAGGGGGAAGAATGAGCTACATAAAAAGAAATGCTTATGATCAAGCAGAGAAAAAAATCGATCAATATGCGTCATACTTAATACACAATGTGATAACTTATAAAGAGGCTGTGGAAGATTTATTGGCAGATCCAATCGTGACTGTTTTTTTCAATAAGCAAGAGATAGAAAAAGTGTTATCCTTTGAATTACAGAGAGGGGAGACAGTGCAATGAAAACTAGCTGGTGGAGTTTAACAATACAAGACTATCCTAACTATGAACCTAATGATATTGATTTAGAGCATATTGCAGAGTTAATAAAGCAAGGCTACGATGGAGGTCAATTAGTACAAGAGGAGGAGTCTGATGAATAAAGAAGATTTAGACTATGATCAGCTAGAAGTTAAAGTTTATGTCACTTACAAAGGAAAAGAATGGGACAACTTCGAAGTGTCAGACGAAAGTCTGTACAGTATCTACGAGGATATAGATCAATATTTGGAGGACAGTCAATGAGTAAAGCAATAGTTGAGCAAGACGAAATTTTTGAATACAATGTTGACGTTGGCTACGAAGAAAACTTTGAAAAGTGGTTGCGTTGGAACAACAGAGAAAGAAGGATATATGGCGAGAAAGAAAGAACAGTCGAAGAGGCCAAGAAAATTTTTAATTCAATCTATGGAGGTGTGTGATGACAGGTGATATGTGGTGTTATGTTATATTGTTTTGCGCTGTGGGATATTTTTCTACGCATTTTGCAAATTACTTGGTCGGAGTTTTAGTTTGAGAGTATTAAGTTTATTTGATGGAATGAGTTGTGGCCAGATTGCTTTGAACAAATTAGGCCTAAAAGATTATACGTACTATGCAAGTGAGATTGATAAGTATGCTATGCAGATCACACAAAAAAATTTTCCAGAAACTATCCAAGTCGGGGATGTCACGCAACTAAAGTCAGAAGATTTTACAAATATTGATCTTATGTTTGCGGGCAGCCCGTGCCAAGGATTTTCGTTTGCGGGCAAGCAACTTGCTTTTGATGACCCTAGATCAAAATTGTTTTTTGAGTTTGTGAGATTGTTGAAAAAAGTGAAACCAAAATATTTCTTACTAGAAAACGTTAGAATGAAGAAAGAGTATTTAGATGTTATATCAGATCAGGTCGGAGCTCAGCCCACTTTGATCAATAGTGCTTTATTGTCTGCGCAAAGCAGACAAAGATATTACTGGACTAATATACCCTTTGACAAAAATATAGAGGACAGAGGGATAGTATTGAGAGATATTTTAGAGACTGAGCCTGGAAGTGAGTTTATTTATGGACAAAAATCTATTCAGTATATGGAAAAAGGTAATCCGAAGTGGCAACAAGCAGGTAAAAGAAGAGCAGATCGGTACGAACAAACAGCCGACAAAGAAAAATCTTTTGCAATAACTGCGAACTGGCACAAAGGCGTACCATATAATTATTTTAAAGAAACTAAACCAAAACAAGTAGGCAAGATCAACAAAGGCGGACAAGGCGATAGAATATATTCAACAGACGGCAAAGGCATAAGTCTGTCTGCTCAAAGTGGTGGGACAGCCAGTAATGGAAATATGCTCATCCAGGTTGGTATCGCTGCCGACATAAAAGGGTATGATATCATCAAGAGAGTGTACAGTCCTGAAGGCAAGTCACCTACTTTAACAACTATGGGAGGAGGACACAGAGAACCGAAAGTTGCTGTTCAATCGTATCGAGAAGTTAGAACAGAAGAGGCTAAGCAAATAAGAAAAATGACAAGACAAAAAACGGGGAAAGATCATACTCCGTACAGATCAAAAAGACTTGAACCAAGAACAGATGGTAAGGTTGGCACAGTCACTCCGTCTCTAAATAATGATCATAAGATAAGCATTCAACAAGTTAACCCAAGTCGAGAGGCAGCGGGTAAACAGCCTTATATTCAAAACAGAGTTTTTAGTGAGGAGGGCAAGTCCCACGCATTGACAGCCTCTTTTGCTAGTCGCACGAATGTTGAAACAAAATCTAAAATCAGAGATAAGTCCAAGACCGTTCGGTCTGGTGGCAGAGGGTCGTATGATCGGCACGAATGGGATAGTGTGGACGAATTACATTGGCGCAAACTTACTCCTTTAGAGTGCGAAAGACTTCAGACTGTCCCAGATAACTATACAGAGGGTGTGTCCAATACTCAAAGATACAAGATGTTGGGTAATGGTTGGACTGTAGATGTTATCGCACATATTTTAAAAAGTTTAATAAAAAGCTAGACAATATTACTATAAAGTGCTATAATGTTTTTATTAATAAAGTAAAGAAAGCGAGGAATTATGTACCTAGTAATAAAACAAGATAGTTGGAGTGGTGGCTCTAAATACTATACCATTTCTATGCACACTAAAGATTACGATCTAGCGGTGGAGTATGCGAGATGTAAACAAAAAGAAGCTTTGGAAAAAGACAATGACTATGACTATGCAGTTGTTGAGTTTCCAGAAGTATTTGCGGGTGTGTCCGAAGAGGCTGAAACACGCAAAGATATAAACTAAAACTACCTTTATTTAAAAACTAAAGAGGGGCAAAAATGCCCCTCTTTTTTTGCCTAATTCAATCTTGATGTTACCGTAAAAAAATTGTTACTGTTCTGGTGTGAAATCAGAGCAAAAATTATGGCAGCTTGTTAAATCTAAAACCAAGTTAATTCGTTGGAATAGAATAGAAAATGCTATAAATAGTGGCATTCCTGATCTGCTTGGGAGCTCGCCAGGCTCTAATTTTTTTACTGTTGAATTAAAGGTTACTTACGATAACAAAACGATACGTTTCTCCCCTCACCAAATCGCTTGGCACAAGACAAATCACGGTGCTAAATTTATTATGATTTTGGCCCTCAGTCCGTCGTCCGTAAAACTTTTTGACAGTTCAATCGCCTGCAAACCTCGCCCGAAGGTCGACGACTATCGTCCGTTGGGCGTCGTCCGCCAGGTGGCCT